TGGAGATACGGATTTTGATACTGCTGAAGAAACAGGCGGTTCTAAAACATCAGCTCTCCCAGACCATACACACCAATGGTATGATGGCACAAGGTCTGGGTCAGGCTCAGGTATAGATTTTTCTACATCTTTTGAAAGTGGAAGTTTTGATTCGTCTGGTAATGCAGATAATTTTTCTGGCGACCCAGACACAGGCGATTACTACACCGCAAATCCAAGTAGTAGTCCTAATATAAGCACAGTTCAACCTTATATAACTGTATATATGTGGAAAAGAACAGCATAGAGGTTAATTATGGAAATTTTACTTTGGATAATATTTGTAACGGTGGTAGGCAAAGCACTACTAAAAGCTATTCGACCCGATATAAACAGAGCGTTAGATGTAAAACTAAAAGAATGTTGGGATAACTTAAGAGATTATTTTTAATGGCTAAAGCAACTGTTTCAGAACTAGATAGAAGATTAAGTGCTCACGAGGCTGCTTGTGAACAACGTTGGAAAGAAAACTACAGACGTTTAGAAGCTATTGAACATGGCATTCTTTCCATAAACAAAACTATTAGAAACAGTCTAATATTTACGATTACAGTATTTTTAGGAATTACTGGATTTTTTATTCAACAAAACTTGTTTTAATATAAAATGCTTAAATGGCTATTGTTAAGTACGAATTTAAACCCGGAGTCAATAAAGACAATACTAACTACTCAAATGAATTTGGGTGGTTTGACTCTAATTTAGTTAGATTTAAAAAAGGCTTACCAGAAAAAATTGGTGGCTGGGCAAAATACATTACAACAGCTTTTCTAGGTAAATGTAGAGCACTACATCAGTGGGTTAATTTAAATGGTACTTCTATAATAGGACTTGGTACCACTTTTAAATACTACATAGCTCGAGGAAACGAGTTTGTAGATATAACACCTATAAGAAAAACTAATACTAACACAATCACTTTTGCTGCCAGTAATGGTTCTTCTACCATAACTGTTACGGATAGTGGTAATCATGATGCACAAGTAAATGATTTTGTTACTTTTAGTAGTGCAGTTAGTTTGAATGGAAACATTACAGCAGACGTATTAAATCAAAATTATCAAATAGCTTCGGTTACATCTACGACCGTATATACCATAACTGCAAAAGATACGTCAGGGAGTATAGTGACAGCAAACTCTTCTGACTCAGGAAATGGTGGCTCAGCTACTGATGGGGCATATGAAGTTAATGTAGGTCTGGATGCTACCGTTACAGGAACAGGTTGGAGTACGGATGCTTGGGGTGACGGTACATGGGGCTCTAGTTCTCCTTTATCAGCTATCAACCAATTAAGAATATGGACACACGATAACTTCGGAGAAGATTTAGTAATAAACCCTAGAGCCGGAAGTATTTATTACTATGATGAGTCAAACACTGACCAAAGAGCTGTTACATTGTCTACTAAAACAGGAGCAAACAAAGTACCAACTAAAGCACTTCAAGTCATAGTTTCAGAAAAAGACAGACATTTAATTGTTGACCCAATGTTAGTGGCATTTTCTGACCAAGAAAATGCTTTAGAGTTTGAAGCGTTAGCAACTAATACTGCAGGGTCACTTAGAATATCTTCAGGAGCTGTAATTATTGGTGGCATAAGAGCAAGAGAAGAAACTTTAATATTTACCGACAATGCTTTATTTTCTATGCAATTTATCGGTCCACCATTTACTTTTGGTGTAAATATGATTAACGAGGGTATTGGTTGTATTGGTCCAAAAGCTATGACTAATGTCGCGGGAGGAGTCTACTGGATGGACTATACAGGATTTTACTTTTATAATGGTACGGTGCAGCCTATACAATGTAGTGTGCAAGACTATGTTTTTGACGACTTCAATTCTTCTGAGCCGTACAAAACTTTTGCTTTTAGTAATCAAGAATTTAATGAAATAGGTTGGTTTTACTGTTCTGCAGATAGTGCCGAGATAGACAGGTATGTTGTCTATAACTATTTTGAAAAAGCATGGGTAGTAGGACAACTAGAAAGACATGCTTGGTTAGACGCTGGAATAAATCAAAAACCTTTAGCCACTGGTACAAATACCAGTAATTACTTATACGAACATGAAGTAGGAAATGATGATGATGGTTCTGCTATGACTAATGTATTTATAGAAAGCAGTGATTTTGATATTGCAGATGGTGAAGAGTTTTCTTTTTTAAGAAGAATTATCCCTGACATAAAATTTACCGGAAGTGCAGGTACTGGGCAGGGAGTTAACTATGTTTTAAAAAACAGAGATTTTAACGCTAGTTCTTTAACTACTTCTGAAACAAAATCAGTTTTAGATAGCACGACAAAAATAGATGTAAGAGTTAGGGCAAGACAACTAGCATTTAGAATAGAGGGAGATGATTCAGCTACTGGTGTAGGTTGGCGATTAGGTGCTACACGTTTTGATTTGAATAAAAGCGGCAAAAGATAGTGTCTAAGTTAATAGAAACTAGACTACCCATCTGCGGAACTCCTGACGTAGCTCCTTCTGACTTTAATAGATTAGTAAGAGTATTAGAAATAAATCTTAACAGATTTGACCCAGACGCTACTTTACAAATTTCAACAGTTACGCGTGATGAAGGTAACTTTGAAGAGGGTTCTATTATTTGGAACACAACTGAAGGTCAGCTTCAAGCGTATACAGGAAACCAATGGGTTGCTTTAACACCAGCATCAACTCCAACGAAAGAAGCTACAGGAGGACTACAAGCTACAAGTTTCTTAGGAGAAGTAACAATAGGAACAAACGGAAACGTGGTTTTTGTGGTAACATGAGTTGGGATAATGACACAAAATTAAGTAAAAACTTTTCTTTAAGAGAGTTTACTAAAAGTCAAACAGCTGCCAGACATGGCATAGATAATTCTGTTTATGATGAAGAAACATTTAAAAATCTACAAAGCCTTTGCGAAGAAGTTGTGCAACCGGTTCGAGACTACTACGATATTGCTTTTAGTCCTAATAGCGGTTTTCGGTCTCTCGCTCTTAACAGACTTCTTGGCTCTAAAGATACTAGTCAGCATGTACTAGGTCAGGCAGTAGATATAGAAGTACCTACTGTAGACAACTTTAAGTTAATGCAGTTTATTTCTAGTAATTTAAACTTTGACCAAGTAATATTAGAATTCTATAACGAAGATGACCCCAAGAGTGGTTGGGTGCATGTTAGTTATGACAGAAATAAAGACAACAACAGATACCGTGTACTGGCTTACAACGGCAAAAAGTATACGGTATTACAGGACTAATGCCCGAACTAAACTTAGAAAGCTATTCAGATTTAATTATAGGACTATTAACATTATTAGTAGGTCTTTCTATTAGAGACTGGGCAACATCTTTTGTAAAAGGAGCAAGGTTTAGATTTGACCCTGCTTTTGCAGAAGGTGACAAAGTTATTCTAGATGACCAACAAGCCATGATTATTAAAATAGGTTTAAATACTACTGTTTTTGGTGTTTATGGAGACGACGGTTACACATGGCGTTTTGTACCAAACGAGCGTATTGCTATGCTAAAATTAGAAAAGATTGTAGACCCAGAGCTACATGCAGATACAAAACAAGAAAAGGCACAAAAAATTATTGATGCCATACAAAGTTCAGATATTTCTAGCAATAAGTTGGAAATAGATAAACTAAAAGGATACACCAGCGTAAAAGATGAAAAGAAATAAAAAATTAAAAAAACGTTTCCACAAAGGCTGCGGTGCTGTAGCTAGTGGTAAAAGAAAGAAAACCACTTATGCCTAAGAAAAGAAAATCAAAACCAATTAAACGCACCACAGGAAAAGGCGGAAACTACCGACCTACCAAATCTGGTGCAGGTATGACTGCTAAAGGTGTAAAAGCATATAGAAGAAAAAATCCCGGTTCTAAATTAAAAACTGCTGTAACAGGTAAAGTAAAGAAAGGTAGCAAAGCAGCTAAAAGACGTAAATCATATTGTGCACGTTCACTAGGACAATTAAAAAGAAGTTCGGCTAAAACTAGAAATAATCCTAATTCTAGGATAAGACAAGCACGTAGACGTTGGAAGTGTTAAATGCCTAGAAAGTTTAAAAAAGTTCCTAAAACTAAAGGAGGCGTACCTAAAAAGTATGTAAAAGGTGCAAAAAATCCTAAAGCTAGGGAGAAAGAAATAAAAAGAACTGCTAAACTATACAAGAAAGGAAAGCTTACTCCAGCTATGATGGATAGGATTTCCAAACTTAGGAGCAAAAGTGGCAAAAGACGTAAAAAGAAAACCAAGAAAAAAAAGTAGTGCTGGTAGCGGTAAAGCCGCAACTATAGATAAATACTCCAAATCAAGCGGAATATCAAAAAGCACTTTAAGTAAGGTATATTCTCGTGGCTTGGGAGCATACTACTCAAGTGGGTCTAGACCTAACACTTCAGCACATGCTTGGGCTGCAGGACGCGTAAGAAGTTTTGCTACAGGCAAGGGCGGAGCTAGAAAAGCTGATAAAGATTTATTAGGCGGCAAAAAGAAAACTAAGAAAAAAACTACAAGGAAAGCATAGCATGGCAGGTAAAGGACTTTATTACAACATCAATAAAAAACGTAAAGAAGGTAGGACAATGCGTAAGAAAGGAGCTAAAGGTGCACCTAAGGCTTCTGACTTTAAAAAAGCAGCTAGAACTGCTAAAAAAACTATTAAACTACCTAGAACTCCTGCTAGTAAAGGAGCAGGTACACGTACTAAAAAAATTAAGGCTAGACCAAAAACAGTTAAAAAGAAATCATACGCGAGGAAGTAATGAAAAAATTATCTGCTAAACAAAAAAAGTTAGCTAGAGTCGCACCACCAAGAAATAAAATTACTGGTGCTGATTTTAAAAAACTTAAAAAAAAGAA